GAGTCTTGACCAAAGTTCATTACAAAAGTAGTGCCTCCTGCTGCAGACCCATCGCCTACTATTGGATAAGCTATATAATCTGTAACAACACTAAATGATGACTGAAGCACATTATTCTTATATAAGTCCATTGTATTAGTATCAGCATCAAAGGCTATGCCTATAATATCCAATGCAGACGCACTAGTCCCCACTGCTGTACTAGAACCATTGATATGTCTTGTACTATTTGTGCTGAAATAGTAAATGCCAGATGAATCACTCCCATCGTTAAGGACGAAATTATTTGTTGTTATCGGGGTACTTAATGAATGAATGCCTATCGCTGCGCCATTACTCAAATCTGTAAATATAGTTTCCCAATACCACTTTCCAGAAGCCATGCCAAAACCACTTACAGAGCGTCTATTTGAAGATGTACCTGTGGTTGTCTTTAAATTACCTTCCAGAAACAAATTCCCTAATGCCAAAGGATTTAATGTAGCAAAGTTATTCGTCGGGCTATCAAGTACCTGATCTGTAGCCGCTAGATTGGTTACAGTAAAGTCGTTAGTATTACCGCTAGAGTCATCACCTAATGCAGATGAGTCTTGGAACTTTAAGTAGAAGCCGTTAGTGCCGTAACTACCTGCATACTTTTTAGCAATCCATTGATTAGTATCTGAATTGGTTTCACCAAAGGATGCGGGTGTAAGGGAGGAACCTTCAATATAATAAAATTCTGCAAGATAATAATTTCCGTCATAACTACCTGCGTAATTTGCTCCTATAGTTTGTGCTCGAGAAGATAAAAACAAAGGATCATTTTGAGTCGGATATGTGATCGACGTAAAAGATGTAACTTGCTCTCCATTAACAAATAGTTTTAATCTCTGAGCCTCCGTAGCATTTCCAGTATCATAAACAAGGACAATATTATACCAAGCGGAAGGGTCGCGAAATACTTGTGAAGTTTCAAAAGAAAACGCATTTGACCCATCATCGTGATTGAACAGCACAAGAGAGTCCTCTCCTGTTCCTGATTCTTTTATTCTTAAAACATCAAACTCATTAGCATCTCCAGATTCAGCGCCAAAATCAAAAATCTGTAAACGAGTCGTGTCAATAGCCGCCCTTTTTATCCAAAAAGAAATAGTGGCTTGTGTTATGGCTACATCTGAACTAATGCTTCTAGATAAATAACCACTCCCATCAAACCGCAACGACTGGTCTATGTTATAGCCAGTAGCCTGACCAGAAGAACCTGCAAGTATGTTGTTACCAGTTAATCCGCTCATGAATAGTCTAAGGTTGCCACTGCTTGAATGTTAGTGCTGTCAAGAACAACGTAATCAATACGATCTACTCCTGCCGAAGTCGTGGTTAGTGTAGGCGCAGTTCCTCCTGCAAAGTCCCAGTAAGAACCCCAAGACCCAGTGCGTGAACCAGTACCGTCTTGCGTAATAAAGATAGAACCTGTTTGCCCTGCTGTAATATTTGATGGATTATTAAATGTAGCGTTATGTCCTAACGTAACCTTAAAGTTATTGCTATCCGATAAATCAATAGTAATACTTGCAGAAGACGTAAGCGTTGTAATGTTTCCTGAAGTCGCAGAAACGGCAACAGTACCACCTGCCGTCCTTGACTCCATAGCATCAACTTTTAAATTACTCATTTAGGATGCGCCTCCTTAACGGCTTCGATTGCATCAATCCAAGTGCGTGAGCCTTCTGTTTGGTCGTGGTACATCATGTCCATTTGTTCTTGCCAAGATGGGTATGCTTCTTTTCTTGCTCTTGCGTATGCTTGTGCATCGTATTCGGCTTGCAGTCGTGCGACCTCTGCTTCGTAATCTGATTGGACAACAGGAACTTGGTTACCGTCTTTGTCCATTGCTCCCGCAGTGTCATCAACAGTAACGACATTAGGATATAGGTTGTAAATTGCTTGGTGATTCATGCGCCTATCTCCATTAAAGTTATAGATGATGTTCCTCTTCCTCTAACAGTAGAATTAGCATCACCATGGCTTCTGTTGACATAAACCGTTCCTCCGTCTGCACTAAATTGAATTTTATATGTGAGCGAAGAAGTCGTTGATGGGGAATCTAAATAATTAAATGCAGTACTTGACATTGTATTATTGTCAGCGGGATAAATTGATGCGCCAGAAATTTGTCTCCTACTTCCTGCGGCATCCGCAACGCCAACAACCGAACCATTCCTATCTATTCGAAAATACGCCTGTGATACACCAGATTGCCCCTGACCACCAATTGTTACTAAAACTAAAATTTTATTTGAAGTAGAGGCAGGAGTAATATTTGCAGAAAAACCACTTACATCAACAAAACTTGTACTTGTTGTGCTTGCGGTATCTGTTTTATAGGTTTGAACAACTTGCAACACTTTGCCAGTCGTTAATCCCGAAACAGTTGCGCCTGTTGTATCAAGAGTCGCACCCGATGCAATGTCGAGAGTTGTGCCTGATGGCACTGTAAACGTATCCCCCGAATCACCTAATGTGAAATCCGTACCTGTAGCGGGGCTTATCTTGTTTGCTTTGATTTCACTAGCCATTACAGACCTCCTGAAAGTGCTTTGATTTCAGCATCGGTCAAGCCCAGTGCCTCAAGTTTAGAAACCGCAGATGCTTTGTCGGCTTCTGCTTGAATTTGTTCTGGTGTTAGTTCTGGTTCTGGTGATGGTGGTCGTGCGACAAATGCGCCGTCAGCGTAAACACCGCCGATCCATGCGTTGGCATCTGCTTCGACAAGAACGCCGTCTGTCTGGTATTCGCTAGTGCCATCCCATTCGACAATGTTTTCGACAATGCCAGAGTTAATAATTGCATATTTCATTTATTTGTACTCTGTTACAATTAAGATGCCATCAGCACCGGGTTGGGCAGGCGTTAACCTTGCGCCTGCTCCTCCTGACCCGTATCCATAACCACGCGTAACTGATACACTAGTTCCACCGCCAATTCCACCTGTACCATAAATTGTTGATCCTCCATGTTGATTTGTTCCAATACCAGCGGGCTGACCTTCAATATAAAAGTCATACGACCCAGAAGCGGTTGCCGCAGATTTAATAATATTAGTACTGAGACCGCCTTCGCCACCATTGCAGGCAAGAGTGTTTGTGCCATCAGCCCATGATGAAGAACCACCATTTCCGCCATCGACGTTATTTCCACCCGCTGAACCTCCAGACCCAATAGTTATTGTTGCGGAAGAAATTGATGAAACATCTAGTATTGTTTTTGTGTATGCCCCGGCTCCACCACATTGCCCGTTATAGGGGCTACCGTCCATCCTTCTGCCTCCTCCTCCTGCGCCAAGAACCTCAACAATTACTTTGGTAATTCCAGACGGCTTTGTCCAAGTTCCTGATGAGGTAAAAACTTGTACTGAAGCAAGACCGCTATCAAAGCCAGACGTAGTAGCCGATGCATGAACTGCAACTGTTGTCCCCGCACCTCCTAATGTAAGCGTTGAGCCAGATTCTTTGTCTAATGCGTTTACATTTAAAGTACTCATACGATCACCAATGTACCAGTGACAATGACTGTACCTGTCATAGTTACTGGCCCTGCAAGAACTGCTGATTCAATGGTATGATCCCCATCAATAGTTTCCTGATGAATAAAGAACCCGTCTTTTGCGGGCTCTTGACCTATATATTGATTTCCATTAACTACTTCAGCCATGATTCCTCCTTACGTAGAAATGCTATCTACATATGAAACCCACACATCTAAAGCAGATCCTGTGTTAGATTTAATATGAAGGACATCTGTGTTTTGCATTACAACCTTTGCGCCACCCTGAATAAGTTCTACAGAAGAACTGGGTGGAATGGTTAGGCTTTTGCAAATGTGGTAATCAGTACCAGAGCCTGTCTTATCAATGTAACAATCGCAAGTTACAGCGGATGTAAGAATGTTAGTTACTCTAATACCAATTAATGCATCATCAGAGTTGCTTGTAAGAAGGGTTGTTTCTCCCGTTCCTACCGCTGATGCTGCTACTCGTTCAAAATCTTGTGCCATTATTCTCTCCTATAGAGCTATAGCCATAGCAACCGCAAAACCAGGGGTTGCCGCATCTACGGTGCCCCATGAAGTGTCAGTGCCATCTGTGGTTAAATATTTTCCAGACTGTCCAGAAACGTTAGGTATAATAGCAGCTGTAGAAGTAGACGGAAAGCTGTTCTGAAGAACAACTTTTAACATTCTAAGATGGTCATCGCCTTCTGCTACAGGGTCTGAAACTGTAGGATTTGTATTTACTAATTGAGTTACCCAGTTTGCTGTTTCTAGTGCCATAGCTCCTCCTAAGTAAGTTCAAAAATACCAGTAGCGCTAGGCGTTACGGTAAGTGTATTGTTTTGCGCTAATGTAAACTGGCTTGTGGTTAGTCGGGAAAAACATACAAGCTTTCCGCCTGACTGATAAATAACAGCGTATTTAACATTAGATACATCGCCACCAGTAGCAGTCCAAACAACTGCAGTTGAATCAAACCTATATTTATTTGTTGCTGCAGATGCCCATGTGCGAGCGCTTACTGACTTTCCGCCAGTAGCGTAACCATTTCCATTTGCTACTTCATTAGCTAGTGAAGCTTGAGTAGACAAAGCAACGTTATTAATATTTGCGCTTGCTGCACTTGTGTGCAATGCCATGTAAAAATTAACTCCAGTACCGTCAAGATCAAATTGACCGTTACCTAAGTATTCTCTAAAACTATTGTAAAAACTCCATGCTGTAGCCGCCATTTAAGCCGCCTCCTTTAACGATTCTGGATTTTTGATGATGTGTGATATAAGTCCTTCGCCATGAACAATAAGATCATAACTTGAGCCTGTAACGCTTATTAACTGAACAAACTCCTTTGCCTGATGATAATGGGCTACAGTGCATCTAAATTGCTTCCCACCTACAACCAAATCTATCTCTTCTTCTTTATCATTTTCTGGCTGCTCATATGCGTGGTGATGATCCATAA